GCGTTCTACGTCGATCAATTGATGTTGCGCGAAAGTCCAAACATGACTGCGACGGAGGTCATCGCCAGGAACGAAGAGAAAATGCGTCTCCTCGGGCCGGTCCTGGGAAGATTGCAGGCAGAGATGTTGCAGCCGCTAATCACCAGGTGTTTCAATTTGCTGGCGAAACAGAACATCTTCGAACCAGCACCGGACTATCTGCAGGCTGGAAACATCGACATCGAATATGTGTCACCGCTCGCCAAAGCACAGCGGCAAGGCGAGCTGAACAGCACAATGCGGATGTTCGAAATTCTTAATCCGTTGGCGCAGCTCGACCCCGGCATCTTTGATTACATCGACATGGACGGCCTGGTGAAGTTCATCACGAGAACCATTGGCGTGCCGGCGAGCGTCCTGCGCGCCGAGGGCGAGGTGACGTCAATGCGTGAAGCGAGAGCTGAACAGCAAGCGCAGCAGGCGCAGCTTGACCAGGCTAGTCAGGTCGCGGATGCGGCGGGTGCCGCTGCTCCCGCATTGAAGGCTGTCGGCGGTCTGCAGCAAGGGCCGCAACGATGACGCCGCAGGAAATTGCGGATCTAAAATCAGCCTACAAATTATGCTTCACGACGAACGATGGCGAGCGTGTGCTCGAGGATCTTAAAACACGGTGCGGGTTTTTGCGGACGAACTGGAGCGATGTCCCTAACGAGACGTATTTTCGCGAAGGGCAGCGTTGGGTTGTTCTGTGGATCCTGGACATGCTGCACGACGACAACAGGAAATTGCCAACACAAGCAGAGGAATAGTAATGACTGATTCAGCTGAAGCTCAAGAGGTAGCCCCTGTCGAGGTTGAGGGGTCTGGAGAGAAGGACGCGGCAGATTGGAAAACCAGCCTGTCAGAGGAGCTGCAACGCGATCCATCGATCGCTCATATCCCTGACGTGCAGACGATGGCGCAAAGCTACATCAACGCACAGCGGATGGTTGGGTCTGACAAGATTGCGATCCCTGGAAAGCACGGCACCGACGATGAGTGGAACCAGGTGTACGACAAGCTCGGTCGCCCGGAAGCGCCTAAAGAGTACGCGCTTGAAATGAACAACATTCCCGATGGGCTCTCGGCAAATCCGGAGCTGGTCGATTGGTTTCAGACAACAGCTCACAAGGTTGGGTTGTCGCCACGGCAAGCGCAGGTCTTGGCTGACGAATATAACGAGATGGCCGGCGTCGCGGAGCAGTCACCTGACGATCGACAAGTCGAAGCGGAAGCACGCGAGCAGGAAGGCATTCGCGATCTCCAAAAGGAATACGGAAAGGCTTTTGACAACAAGATTTCCCTGGCGAAAGCTGTTCTGCAGGAGCACGGCGGAGCCGGCTTGCTCGATTTGATCCTCGAGGACGGTCGTCCGCTGGGAAGCCATCCTGACCTGGTGCGCACGTTTGCAAACCTGGGCACGTTCATGAAATCACGGCTCGGAGAGGATTCGATTGCATCGGTACAATCCGATGGATCTATCACTCCGGCTGACGCAAAGACTGAGCTGTCGAAAATTGAGGTGCCAGGCGGTCCGTATTGGGATCGCAACCACCCAGGTCACGCCACAGCAGTTGCCGAGGCTCTTCGACTAAGGGAGTTTGTTCATGGCAACGAAGAACTATAGCGGAATAGAGCTGCAGGTTATGCAGCTCCGCGCGAGTGTTTTAGAAACGGCCTTGCGATCGGCATCGGTCAACACGATTAAAAATCCGATGTCGTTTTGCGAGGAGTTGTGGTCATGGGTTGCTGACGTGGGACAACCGGCAGAGCCGGCCCCGGAGAAGCGCCCTCGGCGCACGACAAAGAAGTCGGGTTAGCGCTGGCAACAGCGTCCCGCTGACAACTGGAAAGACAGTGGAGTGGCTGACCTAAGCAGCTAGGAAGGTCCGCAATTGTGCGGATAGCCCTCTGAGAACTCTGTTCTTGGAGACTTCCAATGAGTACGCAGATCACAACTGCGTTCGTTAACCAATTCAGTGCGAACATTGCGTTACTTGCGCAACAGCGTGGCTCGCTGTTACGCAAAGCGGTTCGTGTTGAAACGGTGACGGGCGAAAAGGCGTTCTTCGACCAGGTTGGGTCAGCCTCTGCCGTGCAACGGACTTCACGGCACGCCGACACTCCGCTGGTCACGACGCCACATTCGCGTCGGATGGTTTCAATGTCCGATTACGAATGGGCTGACCTGATCGACGATCAGGACAAAGTGCGAATGCTAGCCGATCCAACATCGACTTATGCCCAGGCTGCGGCCGCGGCAATGGGTCGAAGCATGGATGACGTCATCATCACTGCAGCGATCGGCACGGCGAAAACGGGTGCTTCAGGCAGCACCTCGACCACGTTGCCAGCTGGTCAGAAAATTGCTCACGGCTCTGCGGGCTTGACGATTGCCAAGCTCATCTCCGCGAAGAAAATCTTGGACGAGAACGACGTTGATCCAAGCATCAAGCGGTGGATTGCAGTGTCTCCCGAGCAAATCGAAGACCTGCTCAACAACACGACAGTCACTAGTAGCGATTTCAACACGGTAAAAGCACTAGCTACTGGTGATATCGATTCCTATGTTGGGTTCCAGTTCATTGTCACGAACCGGCTCAACGATGATGGCACCTCGCGCCAGGTCATTGCCTGGGCAGAGGACGGCATCACTCTTGCCGTCGCGTCAGACATGTCTGCACGCATCGACGAACGCGCTGACAAGTCTTATTCCACCCAGGTGTATGCCGCGATGACGGTCGGCTCCACCAGGATGGAAGAGGAAAAAGTCGTCGAAATTGCGTGCAACGAGTAACCAGGAAAGGAATGACAGATGGCTAATGTAAACACAGATCTCGTCACGAATTTCTTGGCGAGTCCACCAACCTTGAGCCCCACCTATCAATTGGGTGGCTCAATGCGCGTCGCAGCCGGAACTGTCGCGCTCGCCTCTGGCGATTTGTCGGCGGATGACACCGTGATGCTGGCGCAGATTCCAACCAATGCGTCGATTGTTTCTATCAAGCTCTACAACGACGATCTTGATTCTGGGACAACCAACACATGCAACGTCGGTCTGTACACGGCTGACGGCGATGTGACGGTAAAAGACGCTGACGCTTACGCTTCCGCGATTACCGATCTTCGTGGTGCTGTTCTTACTGGCACCGAGGTCGCTTTCGAGGCGCGCAACGTTAATGTTATGGGCCAGAGGGTCTGGGAGGATGCTGGCGACAGCACAGATCCTGGCGGGTTCTACCTCGTCGGTCTGGTTTTTCCAGCAGCTGGTAACACAGCAGGAGATCTCTCCTGGCTCATCACATATATCACTGACTGAAGATTAGGGGGGCTTCGGCCCCCCTTTTCGATTGAGGATCTGCAATGACTTCGAACGTCGACATCTGCAATTCAGCGCTGAACATGGTGGGGTCATCGATCATCACATCGCTGACTGAGGATTCGAAAGCGGCGCGCGTTTGCAATCAACGTTACACGTTTGTGCGCGATGCGGTGTTCCGCGCCCACCCCTGGAATTGCCTGATCAGGCGGGTGAAATTAGCGCAAGACGCGACAGCTCCGGTATACAAATATGCGTATCGTTACCCACTACCAACCAATCCATTCTGTCTGCGCGTTCTGACCATTTCAGATGATGGAGCTGACGAACGCCGCGACATCGATTTCAAGGTTGAGGGTAATAGGTATCTGCTGACGGATCAGGGCACCGTCTATATCCAATATATTTCCCGCGACGAGGATCCACAGCAATACGATTTCTTGCTGATTGAGGCGCTCGCAGCTCGGCTCGCGTCAGACATCGCCTATCCCCTGGTTGGGTCATCTTCGCTCGCGACAAATCTGTTTGCGATCTATGAAATCAAATTGAAAGAAGCTCGGTTCGCAGATGCGCAGGAGGGATATCCGGACGGGATTGAAGCGGACACCTTCATCGAGGCGCGCTTCTAAATGGCGCAAGCGTCCCCAGCATTCACGGCGTTCACGTCTGGCGAGTTTTCGCCACGGCTGCACGGCCGCACTGATCTCGCAAAGTACACGAGCGCTGCGGAAGAAATCGAAAATTTTATCGTGCATCCGCATGGTGGAATCACGCGTCGTCCGGGCACTGAATTTATCGGAGAGGTCAAGGATTCGGCGGCCGCGGTGCGTCTGATTGCGTTCGAGTTTTCGACGACCCAGGCCTACGTTTTGGAATTTGGCAATCTCTACATGCGGGTTTTCAAGGATGGCGGTCGCGTCGTCGACGCCAACGTGACAATTTCAGGTGCGACCAAGGCCAACCCGGCAGTGATCACGGCCACATCGCACGGTTACAGCAACGACGATCACGTCGCCATCTCGTCCGTTGCGGGGATGACGCAGATCAATAACCGCACGTTCAAGATCGCGAGCGTCACGAGCAACACCTTTGAATTGTCCGGTGTCGACAGTCGCGATTACTCGACCTACAGCTCTGGCGGGGTTGCCAATGTTGTCTACGAGATCGTCACACCATACACGACCGCGCAGCTGCGAGCCCTCAAGTTCGCGCAATCTGCGGACGTCATGTATGTCTGTCACAACTCAGTCAGTACTCGAAAATTAACGCGGACGGATCACACCGCCTGGACACTGACCGAGGTGGATTTCATCAACGGCCCGTTTTTGGACGTGAACGTCACGTCTACGACGATAACACCTGGT